TGCTTTTCCTGAGACAGGAACTGTAGACCGCGCAGCTCTTTTGCGTAGAATGGAGAATCATGTGTTGATATCTTGGGAGAATGGTTTTCCGGCTCGTGCTGATCCATCGAATCCAAATTTGACTTCTCAGGGTTTGTCCCGTGATAATTCTCATTACAAGATGCGCATTTGGAAGCAAGGTAAGTACTTGCCAGTTCCTGTTGGTGTTGTTGCAGACAATGGCAAAGTTAAGGGACCTGTTAATCAACCTGGTGCAACTGCACCTTCACGTTCTGATGATTTCACTCAAGTGGGATGGCCTCTAAAGTATGTAGATACTTCTGTTGAGCCTGCGGCAAATAAGTTTTATGTCGATGATTATACAACTATTTCTTTGGATGCACTTGTCGACAGGGTTGTTGAGTCTGTGAAAGCTAAAAATCGTGAAGCGAATATAGCTGCTAAGGCACATGCTTCCGATGAAGTTGTTACTCAATCCTTGATTCTTCCAGGTCATGCAGGCGATCGTGCTGAATATAGTGAATATCAGTTCCCATTGCGTAATCAGTATGGTGACATGGTTTTTGGGAGTTCTAATGGAGAGCTGATCCGCAGCATCTCTAGTTTGAACGAACTTGTGAATTTTAATGTTTCATTGCTTAAGAAAATAGTCAAATGTCGTTTTGGTAGTTCTGTTGCTTTGTTTGAGTCGTGGTACTGCAGAGGTGTTTCTCAATCTTTTGATTTTGAGGAAGGTGCAACTGAGGAGCGTTTGACATGTGCACTTGATGTTGTGACTGCTTATCGAACATTTTGTCGTGGTCGTGTCGCTCCTGCAGTTGAACACGATTTAGCGTATTTTGTGTCTCGTCTTGGTGAAAGGGGTTTTCTGTTTGAAGATGGCGACAATAAAACCATGATTGGACCAAACATAAATGGACAGCGTGTTCAATTTCAGCTTCGTCATTTGCATCTTGTGAGTGCTGGTGTTTTTGCCCCTGATGATTACGAGATCTTGTGCGAAGTTCGTGATCGTATGGGTATTGAGCAACAATACTCAGCTTTTTGGGTTGGTGTTCTTGGCTTTTGTATTATATTGTATCGCTTTTTCATTTTTTGTTTCTTTGCTTTTGTTATGATCAATTTTGTTAAAACGCTTTTGTCTGTGATTTTGTCGATGTTCGTGTCGAAGAAGGATAAGATAGTGTGTAATGGTAACGACATTGAACATATGTTGTACATGCGTGAGCAAGCTGGATTGTCTTGGCAAGGTGATGATCGAGGTTACGAGGACCGTGAGGGAAATCGTTATTTCTATGACCCAGAGAAACGTACTTGGGTTAAGTATGAAAAACATGGAAATAAAAGACAAGGAAAGAAGGGTGCAACAACACGAAGGATTCGTGGTGGAGCTCGTGCACATGCGGCAGACTGGATCTCGGAA